GATCTATGGCTGCACGATTTCCCAAGAAGTACCGTGAGCAAGTCAAGCAAGAAATCACAGGCGCAGATGGCGCACCGCTTCTGTCAGGCATTCAAGTGTCATTTGTGAAGCCAAGTGAGTGAAGTAGCCCAATCCATTGCTAAAGCGGAATTCCCGTTAAAGCTGCAATGCTTGTTTAAGCCCTCACGTTACAAAGTCCTGTACGGTGGACGAGGCGGGGCAAAATCTTGGGGGGTTGCTAGAGCATTGCTGATTAAAGGCGCTCAAGCCCCGATTAGAGTGCTTTGCGCCCGTGAATTCCAAACATCCATTAAAGACTCGGTTCACAAGCTGTTGTGCGATCAGATAGAAGCATTAGGGTTGCTTGGGTTCTATGAAATCACCCAGGCATCAATCAGGGCAAAGAACGGCACAGAGTTTAGCTTTGTCGGCCTAAAGAACAATGTTGCTAATGTGAAGTCCTATGAGGGCGTTGATGTGTGCTGGGTAGAGGAAGCACAGACAACTAGCAGAATGTCTTGGAATGTATTGATTCCTACCATCCGCAAAGAAAACTCAGAGATTTGGATAACTTTTAACCCTGAGTTGGAAACTGATGAGACTTACCAAAGGTTTGTTCTTAACCCCCCTGAGAACTGCATTGTTCAAAAGGTCAATTGGTCAGATAACCCGTGGTTTCCCGAAACGCTGAAACTTGAGAAGGATGCGCTTAAACACCGTGATCCACAGGCTTATAACGTGGTTTGGGAAGGTTTATGCAGACAGACGGTAGATGGGGCTATCTTTGCAAAAGAAATGCAAATGGCAGAGTTAGACGGGCGCATTACCAAAGTGAACTATGACCCCACTAAGCCTGTTCACGCCATCTTTGACCTTGGGTGGTCTGATGCCACAGCGATTTGGTTCTTACAGTTTATAGGCATGGAAACCCGTTTGATTCGCTACATTGAGGGCAATCAGCAGACCATGAGCGACTATCTAGCCAAGATGCAGACCTTTGGTTATATGTACGACACGCTATGGCTTCCCCATGATGCAGAGAATAAAACCCTTGCAGCCAATGGCAGAAGCATTGAGGAAATCGTAAGGGCAGCGGGCTATAAAACCAAGATAATCCCTAAAACGCCCATACTTGATTCAATCAATGCAGCCAGGACAATCTTTATCAATTGTTGGTTTGATAGGGAGAACTGTCACGAAGGCTTGCAATGCTTACGCCATTACCGTTACGATGTAGACCCAGAGACTAAGCAATTCAGCAGAACGCCACTACATGACAATTACTCACATGGCGCTGATGCGTTTAGGTATATTGGTTTGATGGTCAATGAGCCAAGACAGGCTAGAAGGCCAAGGCTTAACACAAATTATGGTGGTCAACATTCATGGATGAGTTAAAATGACTCCAAATCACTTAGGGCAACATCATGGCTGATGATTACGACTCACGAATTCAAGAAGCAATTGACTTTCTCAAGTTTGCCAACGATGCAGACACAATGAATCGTCAAGAAGCATTAGATGACTTGAAGTTTGGTGCGGGCGATCAATGGCCTGTTGAACTGCAAAACTCCCGTAATCTTGAGTCTCGCCCCGTTATCACGGTGAACAAGGTGGACAACTACTGTCGCCAAGTCTCAAACCAACAAAGACAGCAGCGCCCAAGAATTAAAGTTCATGCCACAAACACGCATGAAGATATGTTGGACGCACAAACCATTAGCGGGATTATTCGGCATATTGAAGTCAATTCCAACGCTGACCACTCTTATGACAATGCATTTGAATACGCAGTTCGCATGGGTTGGGGCTATATGCGGGTCAGAACTGACTACATTTCAGAGGATTCGTTTGATCAAGAAATTTATATTGACCCCGTAGACAATCCCTTTACCGTTTACTTTGACCCCAATTCAGTCCTACCTGACGGGTCTGACGCTGACCGTTGTTTGATTACAACAATGATGCGTAAGGATGAATTTCGCAAGTTGTACCCTGACGCAGAAGATGGCGGCACAAGTTTCACCCAACGGGGAACGGGTGACTCACAATCTGAGTGGATCACCAAAGAGGATATTCGCCTTGCTGAGTATTACTACACGGTCAAAGAAAAAGCGACTTTGTACCTATTGAGCGATGGCACAGCAACATTTGCTGATGACAAAGACTTCTTTAACCGCCTTGATGCTTATGGCATTACTGTGGTGGACAAACGTGATTCGTATAAGAAAACAATCAAATACTGCAAGTTAACTGCGGTTGAAGTGCTTGAAGAACGGGATTGGGCGGGCAAGTACATCCCAATCGTCCCCGTTTATGGCAGACACATTGTCATTGGTGACAAGCGCAAAAAGTTTGGCATGATTCGCTATGCCAAAGACCCACAGAGAATGTATAACTTTTGGCAGACTTCCATTACAGAAGGCGTGGCACTCGCACCCAAGGCCAAATGGCTGCTTGCTGAAGGCCAAGACGAAGGACACGAAAACGATTGGTCAAATGCCAACATTAAATCGTTCCCACTTCTGCGATACAAGCAGACAGACATTGACGGTCGCCCAGCGCCTCCTCCCACAAGATTGCAACCAGAGCCTCCACAGGCGGGCATTATGGCTGCTGCTATGGGTGTGGACAACGACATTAAAGCAATCATGGGCGTGTTTGACCCCGCACAGCTTGGTCAAGGCAACATTTCAGGCAAGGCATTGAATGGTCAGCAACAACAAGTTGACCTGACAAACTTTGACTATTACGACAATTTAACCCGTTCAATTGCTCACGTTGGCAAAATTTGCCTAGACTTAATCCCTAAGATTTACGACACAGAACGTGTGATGCGTATTATTGGTGACGATGGCAAGCCCGAATTGCTGACCATAAATCAGCGGGACTCTGTGGGCCGAGTGCTGAACGACATTAGCGTTGGTCAATACGATGTGGTGATGGAAACGGGGCCAGGCTATAACAGCAAGCGCCAAGAGGCTGTGGACAATATGTTGCCATTGTTGTCAGCTGCGCCTGATTTAATGCAAGTGGCGGGTGATTTGGTGTTTAGAAACATGGATTGGCCTGGCGCTGACATCATTGCTGACCGTTTGGCAGCTGCTAACCCAATGGCTCAGATTGACGATAAGTCTAAAGTGCCTCCGCAAGTTCAAATGCAATTGGCTATGTCGCAGAAGCAAATTCAGGAACTCACACAAGCGCTTCAAGCTAGAGACATGATGTTACAGAGCCGCATGGACGTTGAGCAATTTAAACAACAAGCCGAGACTCAACGCACCATGATGAAAGAGCAAGGCAGAATAGATGAGGCTCAGATTCGTGAACAAAGTGATCGTGCTGAAATGCAAATGCGTGTTGAAGGCCAAGCAAACGACACGGTTATCAGAACGCAGACACAACTTGAAATTGAACGCATGAAACAACAGATTGCTCTTTTGTTAGCTACGATGGACAAAGGCGCATTAAATACAGCAAATGCCGAAGCAACAGAACGGGCTATTTGAATTTTAAATAAATTTGTGGTAAAAACCACTAAACCGTACCTATGAGGTTCATAGGGTCAAATCGTTGGGAAACGTATGTCCGATAAAGAAGCAAGTCAAGTATTGACTAGCGAGAATGCAGCAGAATTTTATGCAAACAGATTAGGTTTAGCTGAATCTACTGCGGATACTGAGGCGGTTGAGGAAACTCCCGAGCCAGAATCCACAGAGGATCAGAGTGAGCCGAAAGAGGCAGAAAAGGAAGCAAACCAAGAGGGTGAGCGTAAGCAAAATCCTAAACTTGAAAAGCGGTTCTCAGAGATAACCAAGCAACGTGAGGAAGCTAGGCAAGAAGCCCAGCGGGAACGCCAAGCAAGGGTAGATTTGGAACAGCGTTTGGCGGCACTAGAGCAAAACAGACAGCCTCAACAGCAGTCTTACATTGATCAAGAGCCACAACCAAGCCAATTCGCTGATGCGTTTGAATATGCGAAGGCTCTAGCTGAGTTTTCGACAGAAAAGGCATTAGCGGAACGTGATAGGCAAGTTGCTCAGGCGAGAGAACAGGAAGCGCAACAAAAGATTATTCAATCTTGGGCGCAGAAGGTTCAGGAAGCCAAAGCAGAATTGCCCGATTTTGATGATTTGGTCGCATCTAGTGACGTAGTTGTAAACAACGCAGTCCGTGATGCAATTCTGGAGAGTGATGTAGGCCCTAAAATCCTGTATCACCTAGCTGAAAACAATGACCTAGCCAAAAGAATTGCCAGCTTGAGTCCAAATGCAGCGCTTAGAGAGATTGGGAAACTAGAAGCAAAGTTTGAGGCAAAGCCTGAAACCAAGCAGACAGCCCCTGTTGTAAGAAGTAAAGCACCAGCACCGATTCAACCGATTCGTGGTGGTCAAGGTCAGCCTGATATTCCTATGTCCGCTAATGGCGAATGGCATGGAAGCTACCAGGCTTGGAAATTGGCACGCAAAGCGGGAAAAATTCGGTAAACCTAATCTATTTGGAGTCCAAAAATGGCTAATAATTTATTGACGATAAGCAAGATCACCAACGAAGCGTTGATGGTTTTGGAAAATGAGTTGACTTTTACATCCGAAGTTGACCGTAACTATGATGACCAGTTCGCTGTTGTCGGTGCAAAGATTGGTAACACAGTCAATGTCCGCAAGCCTGGTCGTTTCATCGGAACTACAGGCCCTGCCCTGAACGTAGAAGATTTTAACGAGACATCAGTCCCCGTTACTTTGTCTACTCAGTTCCACGTTGACACACAGTTCACAACACAAGACTTGGCTTTGTCCTTGGATATGTTCTCTGACCGAGTGTTGAAGCCCGCTATTGCAGCGATTGCCAACAAGATTGACCGTGACGGTATGTCTATGGCTACTTTGCAAACCGCCAATATCGTTGGTACTGCGGGAACACCCCCAACAGGCTTGATCACATACCTGACTGCGGGCGCTTACCTTGACTCTGAAGGCGCACCCCGTGACGGTCGTCGTTCATGTATCGTTGAGCCTTTCACATCAGCAACCATTGTTGATAGCTTGAAAGGTTTGTTCGTTCCTAATGACCGTATTGGTTCACAGTACGAAAAGGGTCTGATGGGCCGTGACTCTGCGGGCATGAACTGGAAGATGGATCAGAACGTGGTAAGCCAAACCTTTGGCTCTAACTCCACTACTACTGTGACTGCTTCTGTTGCTACCACAACTGCAACGGGCTTCCTGACTTCTGGTTGGGCATCTTCAAGCACTATCACTTTGACAGCGGCTAACACGGGAACAATGAATTTGAATGCTGGCGACACCATTCAGATTGATGGCGTTTTTGCAGTTAACCCACAGAATCGTCAGGCTTATGGCACAAACAAACTCCGCAATTTTGTTGTGAAGTCTACCGTTGCTATTGCTTCTGGTTCTTCTGTCTCTGTTGTGGTTAGCCCTGCCGTAATTACTGCGGGTCAGTTCCAAAACGTGTCTATTCCTACAACCTCTGCCACAGCCGCTGTGACTCAGTTCAATAAAATTGGTACTGTTTCCCCACAGAACATCATCATGCACCGCAATGCTTTCACATTGGCAGTAGCCGATTTGGAATTGCCTGAAGGTGTGCATTTTGCTGGTCGTGCAAGCGATAAGGAAATCGGTTTGTCAATGCGTGTTGTGCGTCAGTACACCATTAACAATGACTCCATTCCTACACGTTTGGACGTTCTGTATGGATGGGCCCCCCTCTATCCTGAACTCGCTTGCCGAGTTGCAGCCTAAAGGTCAAGGGGGGCTAATCACCCCCCGTTATTAACTCAATTTAAGGAAATTATCATGGCTAATCCAGGACCAGCAACGACAGTCACCCAAGAATCATTTGCCCCAATGACCAACGTGGTCAAAGGTGGTGTTTTTTCTTTGACTCTCACTCCCTCCGCTGTTGCAACAATTACAACTGCCGCCCAAAACTTTGCTAGTACAGGCATCGGTTTGGTGGTTGGTGATTTTGTTTCAGTAGCTTTCAATGGCGCTCAGACTGCGGGCGTAGGCGTTCTTGACGCTTATGTTTCCGCTGCTGACCAATTGACCATTCGCTTTGTTAACCCAACCGCTGCAAGCGTTACACCCGCATCAGGCACTTACCTTGTGTCGGTTCAGCGCCCAAGCACCTCAACAGGTTATGGTCAAACTTCTCCATTACTTTCTTGGTAATTTGAGTTAAGTTTTAAAAAAGGCCACTCTCAAAAGGGGTGGCTTTTTCTTTATTTGGCGTTACAATTTAATCATTCTCTAAAGGAATCATCATGCCCTCTACTACCCTAGCCCGTGGCAATGCTTTGCAAACATTTTATGTTGGCCCGTCTTTGACCCCTGCCGCAGTAGCCACAGCTACCACAGCGGCTCAAACATTCACCGTGCCAGGTCTTTTGTCAACAGATCACGTTTTGGTGGCTTGTCAAGCGGCTCAAACAGCGGGTGTTTTTATCGCTGACGCACGTTGTTCTGCCGACAATACATTGAGCATCCAATTTGGAAATGTTACTGCGGGATCGTTAACCCCTACCGCTGGCATATACATTGTGGATGTGATTCGTTTTGAAGGCCCATTACCCACAACGGCTGGTTAATCATGTCTAATACAACGGTCTTACGCCCCGTAGGAGTAACAACCGCCATTTCGGTGGGTGCGACTTCTACTGCTGCAACGCTGATTACTGCAAGCACCAATGACCAAGTTAACTATGCCTCTTTCATCAACACGGGTGCTACCTATGTTGCTGTGAGCCTTGGCGATGCTAACGTGGCTGCGGCAGTCTTGCCCGTCAGCGGTTCAACCACAGGGAACTTTGTGTTACCCGCCTCTATGACAGTTCCAATTGTCTTGGCAGTACCCGCAAACCCTTATTACGTCCGCATGATTGGTTCAGCCGCTGGCCCGTCTATTGTTTATGTGACCCCTGTTGGCGATCAATCATAAAGAGGCGCTATGGCTGACCCTGCCAAGACAGTAGATCAAAACATTCTGCCTGTCCAGGCGCTGTTTAATTTAGACAATACGTTTAATACATTTATTGGTCAGGGTCAGCCTTTTTACGCCACAGTAAACCCGTCCCAATCGGGACTGAGCATTACAAACAGCACAATAAACAGCACCACAATCGGTGCTTCTGTGCCATCTACGGGTGTTTTTACAAGCATTCTGATAACGACAGGTCAAATTACCACTACGCCAACAGGCACGACAGATATTGCTAATAAACAATATGTTGATTCCGTTGCCCAAGGGTTAAACCCAAAACAAGCGGTTAAATGCGCCACATTAACAAACATCACCCTGTCTAGTCTACAGACAATTGATGCTTACACCACATTAGCGGGTGATCGTGTCCTGGTTAAAAATCAGGGTACATCATCAGAAAACGGGATTTATGTGGCTTCTGCGTCCACTTGGACAAGAGCCACAGACATGGATGTTTGGGCAGAAGTGCCAGGCGCTTACACCGTCATTTTGAACGGTAGCCAAGCCAATACAGCTTGGGTTTCGACTTCCTCCGACACGGGAACAATCAACGTCACCGCTATCACGTTTGTCCAGTTTGCGGGAATTACTACATATTTTGCGGGAACGGGTCTTAGCCTGGCTGCAAACACGTTCTCAATCACAAATACTGGTGTGTCAGCTGCCGCTTACGGGTCTGCATCTAAAACCCTGACTGCGACTGTTAATGCACAAGGCCAACTGACTGTTTTGGCAGACACAAACATTGCCATTGCCAACACCCAAGTTTCGGGTTTGGGAACAATGTCCACTCAGAACGCCAACAATGTGGCAATCACGGGTGGATCAATCACAGGAACGCCCATCAGCGGATCAACTGTGGGCGGCAGCACAATTACTGCATCCACTCAGTTTAGCGGGCCTGGCACAGGACTCACAGGAACGGCAACAAGCCTTTCCATTGGTGGAAACGCTGCCACAGCGACAACGGCAACGACTGCCACAACTGCGACAACAGCAACAAATTTAGCGGGTGGTGCAACGGGTTCAGTTCCTTACCAAAGCGCAGCAGCAACAACTGCAATGTTGGTGGCGGGGTCAAATGGTCAAGTTTTAACCTTGGCAAGCGGAGTCCCATCTTGGGCAACCCCCACAACAGGAACTGTGACTTCTGTTAGCGGTACAGGGACAGTCTCAGGGATTTCCCTAAGTGGCACAGTCACCACATCAGGTAATTTGACTTTGGGCGGCACATTAGATTTGTCAGCGCCCCCTGCGATTGGTGGAACAACTGCTAACACGGTAAGAGGCACAACAATTACGGCAACAACTAAGTTTGTTGGCCCGTTCTTTGAGGCGGCTACAAGTGCGGGCGGTGCTTTGCGTAATTCAGGTGGGACAAGTCAATTGTCTTGGGGTGCGGGCGGTGGTGACAACCTTACATTAAGTGTTTCCACTAACATTAACGGTGCAAATGCTCAGATTGACATTAGTCCCACAGGGACGGGTCATGTCCACATGAAGCCAACAGGGACAGGCTCAATTGAGATTGCCCCGACAAACCTTGGCACGATTAATAATATGTCCATTGGTGCTACTACGGCATCAACGGCTAAATTTACAACAATTGATTTCAGCAGCACTTTGGCGGTGTCAGGGTCAACGGGATCGTCAGGTCAAGTGCTTCAGTCTAACGGTGCGTCAGCCCCCACTTGGGTGACTCCAACTGCTTACGCAACGGTTACTGACGACACAACTACTAATGCAACCCGTTATCCCTTGTTTGCAGCCGCTACAGCGGGCAATTTAACGACTGAGTTTGTCAGTTCTACCAAGTACCAATTTAACCCGTCTACGGGGCTTTTAACGGCAACAGGGTTTAGCGGGTCAGGGGCTAATCTGACAAGCATTCCAAACGCTGCTTTGGTTAACTCTAGCGTCACGATTGGCTCAACTGCCGTGGCTTTGGGTGCGACTGTGACCACATTTGCGGGTCTGACTTCTGTCACATCGACAACCTTTGTAGGTGCTTTGACGGGTAATGCCAGTTCAGCAACGACAGCGACAACCGCAACAAACGCAACGAATGTGGCTGTGACTGATAACACAAGCACAGCGGCAACCTATTACCCAACTTTTGTTAGCAATACAACGGGTAATTTGCCTATCACAGTATCGTCAACAAAGTTAAAATACAACCCAAGCACAGGCGCTTTGACCGCCTCTCAGCTAATCATTGCACCGTAAGGAAACATCATGGGAACTTTAGTCTTTCAAGCAACACTAGGCGGTGCGGTCAATATCATTGGCCCAAATATTGCCAACACTATTAACTTCACCCTCCCAAGCGCTGATGGCACAAGCGGTCAGACCTGGACAACCAATGGTTCTGGTTTGTTGACATTTGGAACTTTGGGGGTTGCTGGTGGCGGTACGGGTCTTACAACTCTTGCCACAGGTTCTTTGTCTTATGGTGCGGGTACAAGTGCATTCAGCGCTCTTGCAATTGGTACGGCAGGGCAAGTTTTGACTGTTAATTCAGGCGCTACTGCACCCCAATGGTCTACGTTAACTGGCGTGGCGGTAACAACCTTTTCTGCTGGTACAACAGGATTTACGCCTTCTAGCGCAACTTCTGGCGCAGTCACTTTGGCTGGCACATTGGCTACAACCAATGGCGGCACAGGACTTACCGCATTTACTGCAAACCAAGTTTTTTACGCATCTAGCACAAGCGCATTTGCTCAATCTGCCAATTTGACATTCAACGGCACTACGCTGACCGCCAACACTATTGGGGCATTTACCCTGGGCGGCACAGTCTCAGGTGGCGGCAATCAGATTAACAACGTCATTATTGGCACATCAACTCCCTTGGCTGGTGCTTTTACTTCTTTAACAGCATCTACAACTCTTGGAGTAACAGGCGTATCTACCTTAACTGGTGGTGCTCAAGTTACTGGTTCTATTTCTGGTTATGGTGGCGGTGAAGTTAGACTTGGCCCAACTACAAGTGCCGCAGCATCCGCAATTTCAACGCAAGCAACTGGCGCACCTACTTTAGATTTTGCTCATAGAGGAACAAGCAACACAGGCACTTTCAATTGGCTTAATGGCACAGGTGCTGCAAGCCAGTTAATGACCCTAACAAATACAGGTCTGGGAGTAGGCACTTCGTCACCTAGTGCAAAATTGGATGTTGCTGGAACAAGTGCAAAACTGACCAATCAAACTGGTGCTGACTCTACTGTTCAAATTGGCCCTGATACTCCAAGTGCTACACGAAGCGGTCGTATAGGGTTTATTACTTCATCTACTCAGAAGAACTGGTACATAGCAAACAATTGGAACGCTACAGCCGCAGGCGGTTTAGAGTTTACTCAGACTACAGCCGCAGGCGGTTCTACCATGAGTACTACGCCTTCAATGTTGCTTGATTTGAATGGCAATCTTGGCTTGGGCGTTGTTCCGCAGAGTGCTTGGAGTGGAATAAAAGCATTCCAAATCGGTTCTGGCGGTGCTTTGTTAGGTGATACTGGTTCTGGCTATAGAGCAAGACTTTCTGCCAATACTTACTTTGATGGTAGTTCATACCGATATATTGCTAGCGTAGCCGCTGGTTTGTATACGATTAACGGCAATACTGGTTCTCATATTTGGTCAACAGGCTCAACAGGCACAGCAGGAAACGTTATCTCCTCCTTTGCCGATGTAATGACTCTAGATGTGGCGGGCGGATTAAAAACACTAAACACAATTGGTGTTGGTAATGCAACCCCCTCAACAAGCGGTGCTGGTATCACATTTCCCGCAACTCAATCAGCATCATCAGACGCTAATACGTTGGATGACTATGAGGAGGGGACTTGGACACCAACACTAAACTTTAATGGCGGGACAACAGGAATTACCTATGCCGCTGTTCGGTCTGGAAGGTATACAAAAGTTGGAAGAATTGTTACTGTTTCTTTTGCTATTATTTTGACTAGCAAAGGTTCTTCAACAGGAAACGCAAATATTAGCGGACTTCCATTTGCTTCATTTAACAATGGTGGTGCATGTCCAGCATATGTTGGAACTCTAGTTGGAGAAGATGGTATGACTTTAATGCCAACTGGAACATATTGCATGGCGTGGAGTGATTCAAGTTTGTATTTAAGGTCAAATGGCGCGTCAAGTTTTTCGGCTTTATCAAACACAACTTTTACTAATACTTCAGCAATATACGGAACCATAACTTATGAAGTAACTTAACTAAGTCGGATGGCTTAGTCAAATATTTAACCTATAGGAAACAATCATGTCCACATTTACCGAAGTCGTTTACATCTCGCAGTTTGACATTCAACCCAATGGTTGCATTGGTGTTCGAAAAAGCACAGATGTTTTAAAAGATGGCGTTGTTATTTCAACAACTTACTGGCGTACAACTCTAGTACCCAATGACCCACAAGCATCAACAGTATTGGATGAGGCTTATTACTTGAGCATTGCCACATACGCTTGGACTCAGACATCTCCAGTGCCGTATGACCCTAACCCATCAACTGAAGGTTAAACATGACTACTATCACTTGGACAGTTACAGCAATGGACTGCTACCCCCAAGAGGGCGGCAATACTGATGTTGTCTTTACGGTGCATTGGACTTGTGCGGGCGTAAATGGGGTTTATAACGCTTCTATTTATTCAACTTGCTCTGTACCTACACCGTCAGGCACTTTCACGCCCTATGACCAATTAACGCAATCACAAGTATTGGGTTGGGTTTGGGCTAATGGTGTGGACAAGACCGCCACAGAAGCCGCTGTCAATCAGCAGATTCAGAATCAAATTAATCCTTCCGTAGTGACTCCCCCACTACCTTGGGCAGCATGATCTGCCAATGGTCAATCACGGGGACTCAAGCCCAAGACGGTTTGATTCTTTGTGCCAAATATTATGTGACTGCAAAGGAAGATGACCTTTCTGTTGAGACAGAGGGTTATTGGACATTTGACAGCCCAAAACTATCTGTTCCTTTTGACCAAGTAACAGAGGAAATGATTGTTGGCTGGATTGAAAAAGAGACTATGCGGGATGGCGTTTGCGTAATAAAATCAAGATTACAAGAACAATTAGACTCTCTGAGCAAAGGCCAATTCACGCCCCCGCCCTGGCAGCCTCAGACTTTCACCGTGGAAATGTAAGGAAACACTATGGCTGTGCCTTTTGACATTGTTAGCCGAGCGCTAAAAGACATTGGCGCATTGGAATCTGGTGAAACTCCAACTCCAGACGCAGCGCTTGATGCGTTTGAAATGCTGAACGACATAATTGACCAATGGTCAAACGAAAACATGATGGTTTTCAATGTCACAGAAATCATTTGCCCCGTCATTCCAGGACAAACCCAATACACGATTGGCCCTAACCCATCGACTCAGAACTTTATCGGTGCGTCTTTTACAGGCTCAATTGCGGGAAATATCTTGACTGTGACTGCAATTGCTTCAGGCGCAATTGCTCAAGGGCAAACGCTAAGTGGCACAGGGATCGCATCAGGCACAAAGATTACTCAGTTTTTGACAGGCGCTGGTGGCAACATCAACGAAACTGGCACATACCAACTGAACATTTCTCAGACTGTAGCATCCACTTCAATCACGGCCTACTACCAAAAGCCTTTAAACATTGATTCAGCGTTTGTCAGGGTTAACACTACATCCAACGGTCAGCCAATTACAGGCGGTGGACTTGATTACCCAATGTCTGTTTTGGAATTGCACAGCTACCAAATGATTGGTTTAAAGACGCTAAGTGGCCCGTGGCCCAAGGCGGTTTACTTTAACCCAGGCGCTGATTCGGGCAATCTATTTATTTGGCCTAGCCCATCCCAGGGCGAAATGCACTTGTTTGCAAATACCTTGTTCAGCCGCTATGACTCAATGTATGAGGACATAGCCCTGCCACAAGGCTATTCTATGGCCCTCAGATGGTGTTTGGCAGAGCGTTTGATGCCCATGTATGGCAAAGCCTCTCCAACGCAAATAACGATGATTCAGACGTTTGCGGGGCAAGCCAAAGCTACCCTCAAACGTACCAATATGTCGCCATTGCAAGTGGCACGTTATCCTGATGCTTTGTTAGTTAACAAATCTAAAGACGCTGGATGGATTCTTACTGGCGGCTTTATTTAAAGGACTACCATGCCAGATTTCGGTTTTGTAGGCGCATCATACGAAGCACCAAGCATCTACCAAGATGCCCAAGAGTGCATCAATTTCTTTCCTGAAGTTGACCCTGCCAAGCAGCAAGGTGAGCGTGGGGTGATTGCGCTTTATCCAACGCCAGGCTTAACCGTTAAGGCTGTTTTCCCTAATCAACAAGAAGTTCGTGGGCTTCATGCTGTCTCAGGCGGTGAGCAGCTGATTGCGGTCTGTGGGCCTTACGTCTATGCCCTGACAGCTAACCTTGTTCCCTCTGTGATTGGGCAGCTTAATTCCAGTACAGGAATAGTCAAAATTACCGACAACGGGGTCAATGTTTACATTGTTGACGGTGCTTATCGTTACACATGGTACATATCAAGCCCCGCAGCAGCTATATTTACAGGCTCAACAAGCGGCACAACATTGACCGTGACAAC